GAGACAGATCTGGCGGCGGCCTTGACGGACGAGACTGGCACGGGCGCGAACGTCTTTGCTGGTTCTCCCGCGCTTACCGGCACACCCACGTTTGCCGGGGCGACCAGCGGCACGATTGGAGTCGTAGCCACAGCTATTGCCGGATCGAACACGCTCACGCTGCCAGCGGCCACGGGGACTTTGGCGACGACAGCCGACATCCCGGTGGTTGCTACGCAAGCCAACCAAGAGACTGGCACCAGCACAACCACATTCGTCAGTCCGGGGCGGCAGCAGTACCATCCGAGTGCGGCGAAGGCGTGGATTAAATGCGACCACACCGGCGCTATATCGGTTTCGTACAACGTAGCATCAATTACAGATACTGGAGCGGGAATTGTCACTGTCACGCTAACAACAGCTTTTTCTTCCGCCAATTATTCTGTAATTGGAGCTAACGATTGTGGAGGCGGTGGTTTATTTGCGGGCGCAAGCATTACTAACGCAAGCACTTATAGACTGCTTTCTATGAATACTTTGACACAAGCCGCACAAGATTCAGCTGTTTATTTTAGCGCCGCGTTTGGAGACCAATAATGCGAAAAATTACCTTCACTCGCCCTGACGGTGGTCTCTCCGTAGTGCATCCGGTCAGGAATACGCTCGGCGAGACGCTTACAACCGATGCTGAAATAGAGCAACGCGCATGGGACAAGCTTCCAGCCGATGCTATAAATCCTCAGTTTGTCGAAGCTGACACGGTTCCAACAGACCGCACCTTCCGCAACGCATGGAAGGCAGACCTCACTGTCGATTTACCCAAGGCCCGCGAGATCACGAAGGACCGTCTTCGCGCTGAACGCACGCCGCTGCTCGCTGACTTGGACGTTCAGTTCATGCGCGCTCTGGAAGTCGCTGGCGACACGACGGCAATCGCAGCCGAGAAGCAGCGGCTGCGCGATGTGACGACTCTGGCGGATACGGCCACTACCGTAGACGACCTTCGTTCAATCAAGGCTGACCATCCGAAACCCGCCTAATGAATATCACCCACAACAGCATCGGGTAAGAAGTGGCCTGGGTCACCCAAGAGAGCGCCGGAGCGGAGTACATCCGCGTCACGGAGGCCGGGGATATCCGCACCGCAGAGAATGGCGATATCCGCGTGACGGCCCTGAATACCTCCATTTGGGGGAATTTGACCAATTCTGGCACCTGGACGACCGCAACAACCACATCCGTCACATGGGTATTGGCATCCTAATCCACAGGAAATAATAGACTAGCCGCACTTAATGTTATATTATTACATAACTTCTCGCCTTATTGAGCGAAAGTTTCGCCGCAGGGAACCGGACACCGCTTCCGACCCGACCCTGCCGCCCATACTTCCAAGGGAATAGCGGATGGCCGACGCTTTCACAGTTAACCTTAATCTGACCAAGCCAGAGGTTGGAGCAAGTTCCTCGACCTGGGGGACAAAGCTGAACACAGACCTCGATGTGGTCGATTCGCTGTTCTCGGCGGCCAGTACTGTTGCATACTCGATGAAGATTGGTGCGGCCAATACCCTGACCGTCGCGGGCTTGGTGACGGGAACCGGAACCATCAATCTTCTCTCCGCAGTTGTTAGCGTTGGTGATGCAAATTTCTCCCTGAAGGATACGGGGGACTCGACCAGGATCGTCAAGTTTGAACTTGGCGGCCTCACGACCAGCACGACCAGGACCATCACTTTCCCGGATGCCGACATTACGCTTGTCGGCGCTGCGAACACCCAGACCCTCACCAACAAGACCTTGACCAATGCGGTCGTAGGCACGCAGACGGCAAGCGACAACAGCACGAAGGCCGCCAGCACGGCCTATGTCGATACGGCCATTTCAGTGGGTATCCCGGCAGGCGTGTACCTCCCCTACGGCGGCAGTGCTGCACCCACGGGCTGGTTGCTCTGCTACGGACAGGCCATCTCGCGGACCACCTACGCCACCCTATTCACGGCAATCGCTACAGCTTATGGCGTGGGTGATGGCACCACCACCTTCAATCTTCCTGACATGCGAGGTCGTACCGCAGTCGGCCTCGACAACATGGGTGGCTCCGCTGCCAGCCGCCTGACCAGCACGACGATGACGCCCAACGGTACCACACTGGGTGCTACGGGCGGCACGCAGACACACACCCTGGTCACTGCCGAGATGCCATCCCACAGCCATACGAGCAACGCTTGGGACATCAATGGCGGCGTAAATCCATTCGCGACGGGTGGCTCCACATATCCCACACAAGCGGCCACGATCAACTCGACGGGCGGCGACGGGGCGCATCTTAACGTCCAACCGTCGTTGGCTGGCAACTACATCATCAAGACCTAAGACACATGCTGGTTCCCGTACAGATTCCTCCTGGGCTTGAGCGGAACAATACCGCTTACGAGACGCCTGGGCGGTGGTGGGACGCCGACGGTGTGCGCTGGCAATCTGGCTCGCTGATGCCGATTGGCGGCAATCAGCGGCTTACCAATACAGCCCTTACCGGGGCCGTGCGGAAAATCCATGTCTGGCGCGACAACTCAAATGCCCGCTATGTCCTCGTTGGCACAGACACCAAACTCTATACCGATTATGATGGCTACACCGATATCACGCCCTCTGCCTTTGTTGCCCTGTCCAGCATTGGCATCGTTGGCGGCTACGGCACCGACACCTACAGTCTCTCGACCTACGGCACGGCTCGCCCGTCGCCCTCCCCGATCTACTCGCCCTACGCCTATTGGACATTCGATAACTGGGGCGAGGATGTCCTGTGTACCGCCAACAGCGATGGGCGGTTGTTCTATTACGACGCCTCTGCCGCGACAACGACTCCCGCCATCATTACGACGGCACCAACCGGCTTGACGGCCATTGTCGTAACGGACGAGCGGCATGTGATGACTACGGGATATAGTGGCTATCCCCGCAGGCTGGCATGGTCCTCGCGTGAGGATTACACCGATTGGGACTTTGCCAGCACGACAAACACGGCGGGCTTTCTCGACCTGAATACCCACTCTCCGTTGCTGAAGGGTGTGGGTGTCCGCGAGGGAACCCTGGTGTTCTCCTACACAGATGTCTTTCTCTCGCAGTACGTTGGCCTGCCCTACATCTACAATGCGACATGGCTGGGCAATGTCGAGATGATGCACCCTGACTCCATTGCCGTCTTTGATGGTAAGGCTGCTTGGCTCTCTCGTACCGGGTTCCAGATTTATGCCGGTGGCTCCGTCCAACCGCTTGAGTGTCCTATCCTCAACGACATTCTTGAGGGGATGGATACCAGCTATGGACCATTCCGCATCCACGGCTCCAACAACGGCGTGTTCCCAGAGATTTGGTGGTTCTATCCCTCTGCCAATCAGACGGAGTGTGATCGCTACGTCATCTGGAACTGGAAGGAGAACTGGTGGTCCTGGGGTGCGCTTGCGCGTTCCGCCATGTTCCCGGCTGGCGCTTACAGGTATCCGTATGCTGGCAACTCCTCCGGCAATATGTTTGAGCAGGAGAACGGCTGGACGGATGCTGGGACTACCCGCGTTGGCAATATCTGGATCGAGAGCGGAACCCTAGCGATTGGCCAGGGCGACCGCACCATGGAGATCAATCAGTCCATGGTGGCGAACGGCTACGGCTATTCCTCTCTGACGCAGACGTTCTACTCCAAGATGACGCCCGAGGGGGCAGAGAGAACCTTCGGCCCCTACTCCGCTCGCAGCAATGGATACACAGACACCCGTGTCTCGGGCCGGGATGTGCGTATGCGTGTGTCTGCCGCCGCAGACGCGGATTGGGCCTTCGGCAAGGCGCGGCTGGATGTGCGGGCTGGTAGTGCGCGATGATTATCAGCTTCCCTCCCCCTCCCCCCGGTGGACTGGCCGGTTTCCTGTCGCAGTGCCTTACGCTGATCCGCAATGCCTTCTCGCGGACGATTACGAAGGATGAAGCAACGCCGCAGATTATCTTTCTGGATAGCCTTAATGTGTCATGGACGATTTCCATCACGACGGCGGGGGCTTTAACGACGTTGAGGAATGATGGAAAGACACGGCCCTGAGTTGCCTCCCGGCGAGATCATTACCCGCATCAAGCGGGCGCTGGATATTGAGGGAACGCACACATGGGAAGATGTGGTGGAGTCGCTTGTTCGCGGTGAGTCGCAGATTTTCTGGAACGGGCATGGCGCGTGGATCACCCGTGTCGAGCAGGCCCCGCAGGCTCGCCAGCTTGTCGTATGGATCGTTGCCGGGGAACTTCCCGGTGTTATGGACTTGCATCCCTCTGTCGAGAAGCACGCCTTCCTGATGGGTTGCACGCAGATGATTGCCAAGGCCCGCTTTGGGTGGAAGCACGTTGCCAAGGAATATGGCTGGAAGCCGCAGGCAATGATATTCAGCCGGGAGATTGACCTCAATGCGTAATCATCTTGGCATGGCCGATTGGTCACTGCGCGGCGCTCATTACGGCTCCAAGGGCGGCGGCGGCGGTACTCAGACCGTAACGCAGAAGACCGAACTTCCGGGTTGGGTCAATCAGGCGTCTCAGAGCAACTACGAC